ACAACTCTTTGAAGACCACTACATTGACGTGCCAGACGAAAAATATGATGTCCTAGAGGCACAATCACAAAAGATTTCCGAACTAGAAGCAAAGTTAAACGAAGAAGTAGAGAAGAACATCGGCTTTAAGAATAACAATGCTAAGTTAGTTAGGGAACAGGTTATCTCCCAGTGTACTGGTGATTTAACTGAAGTCGAAATTGAAAAGTTTAAGTCATTAACTGAAGATGTGGATTTTACTGACGAAGATTCTTTCAGAAGTAAACTTGACACACTTAAGGAAAGTTATTTCCCTAAGAATAAACCAGTTGTTACTGAAACAAATAATGATGTAGAAACTGGCAACGCACAGGACATAGACACTTCTGGTTCAATGGGGGCATATATGTCCGCTATTGGAAAAGGTGTTAAGAGTGCAAAGTAAATAAATAAGTAGAATTATAACAAGGAGAAACTAATGTTTCAAACAGAACATCTACAAGAGAAGTGGCAGCCAGTCCTTGAGCACCCAGATTTACCAAAAATCGAAGATGCTTACAAGCGTGCTGTTACTACGGTCATATTAGAGAACCAAGAAAAATCTCTAAGAGAAGATAGGAGTTTCTTAAATGAAACTGCTCCAACAAACTCATCATTCGGTGGAAACGCAGACATGGATAGCTGGGATCCGATTCTAATATCTTTAGTTAGACGTGCAATGCCAAACCTAATCGCATACGACATTTGTGGTGTGCAACCAATGACTGGGCCAACTGGTTTAATCTTTGCAATGAGAGCAAGATTTGCATCACAAGACGGTGCAGAAGCACTTGTTGATGAAGCAATTCCTGATTTCACTAACCAAAATGCTGCTGGAACAATCGGTGGTGGAGATATCGGTGCAACAGAAACTAACCCTGCTGTTCTTAACGACAGTCCTTCTGCTGGAACTTATGTTTCTGCAACAGGTATGACTGCTGTTCAAGGTGAAGCATTAGGAGATAGTGGTGCGAATGCATTCTCTGAAATGGCATTCAGTATTGAGAAACATACTGTTACTGCTGTAACAAGAGCAATGAAAGCTGAGTACACAATGGAACTTGCACAAGACCTTAAGGCAATTCATGGTTTAGATGCTGAAACAGAACTTGCAAACATCTTATCTGCTGAAATACTTGCAGAGATTAATAGAGAAGTTGTAAGAAATGTTTATGTATCTGCTGTTAAAGGTGCATCTACAAACACAACTACTGCTGGTATCTTTGATTTAGATACTGACTCAAACGGTAGATGGTCAGTTGAGAAATTCAAAGGACTAATGTTTGCAGTTGAAAGAGATGCGAACGCAATAGGACAACAAACAAGAAGAGGAAAAGGTAATATGATTATCTGTTCTGCTGATGTTGCTTCTGCGTTACAAATGGCTGGTGTTTTAGATTACACACCTGCTCTAAACAACAATCTAAATGTAGACGACACAACAACAACTTTTGCTGGTGTGATGAACGGAAGATATAAAGTGTATGTAGACCCATATTCTGCAAATATTGCTGCTTCACAATACTACATTGTAGGTTACAAAGGTACATCACCTTATGATGCTGGTATGTTCTACTGTCCGTATGTTCCATTACAAATGGTTCGTGCAGTTGGTGAGAACAGTTTCCAACCAAAGATTGGTTTCAAAACTAGATACGGTATTGCTGCTAACCCATTCCACACAGGAACGGTTGCTGCTTCTGCTGACGGTGCGATTTCAATTTCAGGAAATACCAACAAGTATTACAGAAGAGTTAAAGTTACAAACTTAATGTAATCCAAATTGTTACCGACTTAGAAGGGGACGCAAGTCCCCTTTTTTGTTTCTACCTAAATATAAATAACAGTGAAAAGGAAAAACAATGGTAGCAATATCAAGACAACCGACTAAACTAGACTACGCAAGTCCTACTCAATTTAAGTTTACAATCAACCAACTTCCAAAAGTTGAGTTCTTTACTATAACAGCTAATATTCCAGACTTAACACTTTCAGATGTTATAATACCCACACCATTTAAAGCTATACCTGTGTTAGGACAAAATTTAACTTATGGTAATTTAAGTCTTACATTTATAGTAGATGAATTTTTAGAAAACTATAGAGAATTACACGAATGGTTAGTAGGAATTGGTTTTCCTAAAAGTAGAAAACAGTTTACAGACTTTCGTTCTAACATATCAACCACAGGTAGTGCGACTGCAACACCTAAAGTAGATATGGGTGCAGTAGGAAAATCTGTTGCAGATGCAGCTATGTTTTCTGATGCAACATTAACAGTTCTCTCAAACAAAAATAACCCAATCGTTGAAGTTCGTTTTGCAAATATGTATCCAGTATCACTTGGTGCGTTAGAGTTTAATCAACAAGCTACAGATGTTGAATACATGACTGTTCAAGCAGACTTCACATATCAAATATACGAAATCCATGCACTATAAATAATACAAAGGATATATTATGACACTTGATGAATTGAAGATGGAAGTTTATCTTTCATTGAAAGTAAATGATGAAAGACTTGATACAGAAGCACTCAAGAACCAAGAACTCTACGCAAAATACCTAGACCATAAATCACGATTTGAATTACTCTTACACAAAGCAAAGGGTGATTACAAAAAAATGTATCGTGAGAAATGGGAATACTATGGTGGTAAGGCTGATGCAAAAATCTATATCACTAAACCCTTTGACCTAAAAGTATTGAAAAGTGACCTAAGTGTTTACATAGAATCAGATGAAGATATCATACAATGTGAACATAAAGTAGCATACCTTGAAACAGTTGTCAAGTATATTGATGGTGTTCTTAGGTCAATCAATAGTCGTGGGTGGGATATTAAAAACGCAATCGACTGGAAAAAATTTGAAGCAGGAATGATGTAATGAAAGAATGGATTGGATATTACGAAAACGCATTACCAGATGAAATATCAAATGGTATAATGAATATTAAAAATGGTTGGAAACCTTCTGGTTTTTCAGGTCATGATGGTAGAATAACAGATAAAGATAGTAAAAAAAGAGTTGTTATGGACGAAATTTATATTGAACAATATACAGCTTTCTATAACGATTTATTTAAAGCAGTATTAGCAGTAAATACAGCTTATAAAAAATTACACCCATACATGAAATATATGTCATCAGTTAGATGCACTAATTTTAGAGTAAACAAATATGAAGAGGGTGGATTCATGTCTGAACACGCAGATGCAATTCATCATAGTCATGGACAACAATATGGTTTTCCTGAAGTATCAATTTTATTTTTTCTTAATACAGAATATGAAGGTGGTGAGTTTGTTGTTGCAGATACAATGTATAAACCTAAGAAAAATTCTGCAATTATATTCCCAGCAAACTTTATGTTTCCACATTATGTAAAACCAATTACTAAAGGAACAAGGTATAGTATAATAACATGGCTCATGTAATTAAAAATCATAATTTATTTCCAACAGTTGTTAGTGAGTTTGAATACATTGCAGATAAAAGTTTAATTGATGCAATACAAAATGAAGAAATACATGATTCAAAAAAAATGATATATCACACGACAGCTTCATTAGATAATCAATTACATAAAAAAAATAAATATAAAGATTTAGTAAATAAAATACTAGAAACAACAAAAGAAGTTTGTCATTTATATGATTACGAGTATAAGTCTTTAGAAATAACAAATCTATGGATTAACATTTCACAAAAAGGTGATTGTCATTCTCCACATAATCATTCTAATAATATATTTTCTGGAGTGTGGTATCCATTTGTAAGTAAATCACAAACACCCATAATGTTTAATGACCCCAGACCACAACAAGCAGGTTTTGCACCTAAAGGAAAAGTAAACCATATTACATCTACTATTAGGTCATTTAAACAACATAAAAACTTAGGACTTATATTTCCATCTTGGTTAATGCATTACGTTCCACCAGCTGTTAGTACCAGAGTAAGTTTATCTTGGAATATAATAATTAGAGGTGAGTATGGTAACCCAAACAATTTACAAAATGCGTATATCTAAAGTAAATGAAGTTCACCTTAAGGTAGAAACAGAACCAAGTATCGCAAGAGAACTTGCAGATTACTTTACCTTTGAAGTACCAGGCCATAAGTTTATGCCTGCATA